GGCATAGACACCGTCCTGCGTGGTGGTGTAAGCTCGCTCGAGCCCTGCCCCTTGGTAGTCGATAGCCTGCCACACTCCTGACCGGCCAGGGTTGGCTGCATCGAAGAAATCGTCGTAATCCCAGTATCCGTTCAATGAGGAGTCCAACTCGAACATTGGCTTCTTTGTATCTTCACCGTCGTACTCTCCGGAGAGACGGTTGCCGTACTTGATCCGCAGCTTGTAATCGACGAAATAAATGTTGACTGAGCCAACACGCAACCCGTCGCCGGTCGCCTGCACAGTAGTAATATCCACTTTTACGTATCGGCAGGTTACTGGTGCGAAGTCGTGGTCGGTGTATTGGTAGGTGTCGCTGTTATCAATCGTAGCCTGGAGATCATAGGCGCCAATACCGGTAGTGGAGGTTTCGATGGTATAGTCCTTCGGCGCATCGGTGCTATTGGGATGGAACAGGCGCACTCGGTTTATCTTCTTCTGTTCGCCCAGGTCAATAATCAGCTCGCCGACGGTTTCGCCGATGGCGGCGTGCCAATAGGTTGTCGGCTTGCCATCGGTAATATAGCCACCGGGCGCACCAGACGCCGCGGTATCGGCTGTTACGTCTTTGCCCTTGGCGAAGTCTGTGCCAACCGTTGCCAGCTCCCCCACCGTGAAGGCATCCCGTGCCGGAATCTCACTGATGACTGCCCATACCAGCGTCCCGTCATCATTCGGTCCAAACTCTGCCCCTGCCGCTGCGCCGAACCAACGCGGGATTTCCACTCCCTCAAATTCGACTCGAATATCACGTCCGTCGGCATAGCACTCCGACTGATTGATAGCCGTGGTATCGGCGTGGATAGCCGCGGTCGTTCCGCCGACGCCTCTCACGCACTCCAGGAAGTTGGTAGCGTCCTTGCTGGCATAATAAATCTGCTCATCCTCGATCAGGATGAGTCCCGCGGCGTAGAATGCCGCGGTAGCCGTCGCTCCAATTGTCGTGTCAGCAGCGCCGATTCCCCCCGCGTCGTTGATGGTCGTCGCTGTCCCGGCGTTCTTGACCAGTGCCGCCGTGTCCCATCCGTCCCCCGTCAGTTCCAACGGGTAGTACGGAAGCGCGGTCTCGACGTTATTCCACACCGACACGGGCATCTGGAAGCGCCAGGTATACGCGGGAATGGCTGTGCCCGTAATTCTCAATGTCGGGTTGCAATGCTCATTCCCGGAATTGACCACGGCCTGGGTATCACTCGATGTGGTAATCGCCCAGGTTTCCGTCTCCAGGGTGCTCGCTTCCCACAATGGCAACAACGCCTCCAGCGTAACGATGCACTGCATACCGTCGAAGTCTACCCTGATTGGCCGGCAGGCCATACGCCGAGCCGCGGGCCCAGTCCTAAAGGTGGCGGCGAGATACTGTATATCGCCGCGCTGAGTGTTGAACCAGTTCTTTAGTTCTTCGTTTCTCTCCTCTACGTTTGTCTCATCCAGGATGAAGACACGCAGCCGCAATATCCGCGGCGTCTTTATCGAGCCGACGAAGTAGGGCCAATCGAAATCGACCTCGGCGGCGACCGTTTCGCCCTGCGGGGCCGAGATAGCACTGGCATCGATATACGCCTCATAGTTAATGTCATCATTGATGTCGTGCCCGTCATAGGTCCGTACAACAACATCTAGTACGCGGACTTGTGGCATCAGGTCAACGCCTCCAGTTCAGCCAAAAACGACGATACGTCTTGCACGCCCTGTAAGTTAAGAGTGGTTATGTAAATACTTGTTTGGCGTGGCTCTTCTTCTTCTCCGTAGGGAATTACTCGCTCGCCGCCATGCGCGATAATCGGCACAGCAGTACCGGGAGAGCCAGGGACAGTCCCGCCAGTAGCCATGCTAGGCAGAAGCCCGGCGCCCTGGAACGGTACTATGTCGCGCAGGTTGTAGGATATCCCCTCGCCTTTGAACATACCGATAGCAGCGTCCCAAGCATTTTTAAACGGTTCCCATATTCCCTTGAACAATTCAATACCAATGCTAGCGGGGTTTGTCATCTTGACGATGAGTTTCAGAACGTCTTTGATCTTTTGCGAGGTCTCGTCGGCGACCTTCTTTCCGGTCAGAGCCTCGATGAAACCGACAATCATATACGCCTCAATTGTCGCCCCGATCTCGAAAAAGCTATCTAGATTCCGTTGAGCTGCGTCGAGGAGGCTCTCTCCGACCTCACCCATCAATTCATCCGAGCCGCCACCCTCCTGGCTGAATAGCCATTTGATTCCATTGCCCACAGCCTTACCGATCTCGGAGCCAACATTTTTCATTGACTCCTGAGCCTGCGGACCGTGAACCCACTTGGAGAACTCCGTTGAGAGTTCGGCGAGCTTCTCGGACGTTTGTTTGATTGCGCCGTGTTCGCCAGTCAGCCAATCCCAAAACTGTGTCCCCCACAGCGCCAGGGTGTCTCGGACAAGAGGCCAGGCCTGATTAAGCGCGTGGACAAGTTGCGGGATGAATCGATGCTGTATTATAAATAGTCCAGCGTTAATTGCGCCGTGTTCGCCAGTCAGCCAATCCCAGAAGCGCGACCCCAACTCTTGCAAGCCACCGAGGAGACCCTTCTCCGCGAATAAGTCTCTTAATTCGCCGAAGGCAGCCTTCGCCTTGTCAATTGCAAGGGGAGCCTGCTCGGCCAGCGTACTCAGAACTGATGTCAAGGCTGGAAGTAGGGCCAGTCCTATCTCGTCTTTGACATTACCGAACACCGTCTTTAGTTGCGCCCATTTCGTCGCCGCGTTCTCGGTGATGTCCGGCATGTCTTTCGTGTTCTCGGCCAGCTTCTCCATCACCTGATTCATCAGACCGGTCTGTTTTTCCTGCTTGGTCATCTCGGCGACTGATTTGCCTAGCTCTTTGGCATAGACCTCGTTCGCCTCGTTCAGATCGACCTGAATGCCCAAGTTATCCAGAATCATCGGCGACATCCGCCCGACGCCTTTGGTGATAGAATCCATCATGTAGCCCATATCTTGACCCGTTGCGGCAGACACTTTACCCAAATACTTCATCGCATCGGGCAATTGATCGGCGAAGGATTTACCAACAAGTTGAGCGGCCTCGTTGTAGTTCCGCATTAACTCAGCGTCCTTGACCATCCCCAGCGAGCCTTTGCGCAACGCCAAAAGGGTATCCTTGGCGCCGCCGGTGATTCCGTCGAACGCTTTCTGGATACCCTCCAAGGGCATAGCATCGAACGCCATCTTGGTCAGAGCGGCCCCGGCCCCCACAACGGCGAGCGTCGCTCCGAGCATAGCGTACTTGACGGTCTTGCCTATGCGTGATGCCCAACCGCGAGACCGTTTTTCGGTGTCATCCATTTTTTTGATAGCATCGGTGTTGTCACCGCGATAGTAGACTACGGCATCGCCGACCGTGACTGCCATTAGAACGTTACCCCCATCTGAGCTAGGAACTGGTCAGCAGGAATGAGTTCGTGCCGCCCGCGCATCTCCCGCCGAGACGTCGAGGCCGGTGCCCTAACAAGACTCGCCTCCCACGCCTTGCGTCGGAAGTAGGCATCGAGCATTTGCTCCAATTCCTTTAGCGAGAAGCGCTCTTCGAGCTGCGCCTCCGAGAGCCCCCACTGGGAGAGGCCGATTTCGAGACTGTCTTCGTGCTCTCCGGGCCATTCAGCACGTTTTTCAGACCCGCGACATCGAAAGGGTTTGTCAATTTCAGAACCTCTACCAGGCCGACGATGGCCTGTTTCGAGGAGGCATTGTTCTCAATCCACTCTCGCTCCTTCTCTAGGACTTCCGAGAACTCCAGGAGAATATCGATTGCGTCGTCTACGTTGTCAGTCAACAACTTCTGAATGACCGGGAGGAGCTTAACAAGCTCCTCCGGTTTGCTGATATCGATATCAGGCAGGCCTGGTAGGAAATCAAACAGCGGCTGCAAACGATCTGCGAACTTTCGTCGCCAGGCCTTCGATGTCTTGATCGACTGATCCTCGATCTCAAATGTCTGATCACCCAGCTTAATGTCAATCGTTTCTCTCATGTGATTATCCCGTCGCCGCCGCGGTTACTCGTTGCCATTTCCAGAGTTTCTGACCAACGGCTTTTGACGTGTCGACGAGCGCCTTGATTTGTATTGGAATCCCGACCCATGCCGTCGAGCTGTACTCCTGCGCCGCGTTCAGCTTGGCTGTCGCCTTCCAGACAAAAGCCCGAACTGGGAATGAGTTCCCACTGGAATCGGTGTAGGTCCCCTCGAATCCCCACTGAGCCTCGTCGATCTGATACTCCCCTCCGACTAGCAGCTCATCCTTACCGACCTGTGCGGCGGCGGCGGCAGTCGTGTTGGCTGTACCGGAGGTAACAATCGCCAGCTTGCTGGCTGTCAATTCCAACAGAACGGTCTCCATAACCAGTGACTCGGCCGATTTGCGCCGTTTCATAACAGCCAGCTCCTGCTCCGATTTTAGCTCCAATTCCACAAAGTCGTAATTCGAGGATAGAGGTGCTTCGGTATAGCCGACCTCTACCCAGTTGCCTCCCCAGGCTGCCCCGGCTATAACATCGTCATCCGGTACAGCTTCCGCTACGGGGCTTTTCCACAACGTTATCGGCCCCGCTATCACATCTGCTACTGCCATTTGAAACCTCCTCTACGAATTGTCGAGATAGCAGCGGTAGTATACTAACATAAACCACCATTCCTTATCTCGCTCTGTATCCTGTAGTAATTGCCCCGGACTTTCCGCCAGCGCCCAGCGCATCGTTGCCCCTCGGCCTTGATCCAACGCGTCGTACAGCGCTCTGTAACACCTGTTGGCCTCCATCTCGGTATTGCCATAACATTTGAACTGAACCGACGCATCCAAGATCACTCGCTGCTCGGCTTGAATCGTACCGCCACGAACCTTGAAGCACAGCGCCGGTCCGTCAGCCGGTGTATATCCTACAGCCGGCGCAACAGCCCCAGCATACATGCGACCACCGACAACCGCGAATAGTGCTGCGTCATCAATGAGAAACGCTCTAATCTCTGCTTCGGCGTCAATCATCATTAGAACTTCTCCCGACGAACGATGCCGTCGAAATGCTTGACTACATCCTGCATGGCCTGGTACAGAAACGACCGGCGTAGCTCCAAAAAGATGGAATAGTGAGCGGCAAACGCGACAACGCTTTCCTGTTTCGGATTTACCGGTGCAGGTGAAGCCATCTCTCGATCAGCAACAGCCAGCGCACCGGTAGCGGCTTGCAGGTATGTATTCCGCTGCGCCGAAATCACGTAGCCGCTGTTGGTCATAAATCCCGTGTCAATCTGTCGGTTCTCGCGAATGTTGATGCGAGCCTGACCAAGCGTCTGAAACGCCAGTTGGTCCAGAATCTTCTCGTCGGCGTCTTTCAGTACCGCTGTCACCCGTTCGCCGTACCAGTTCACATGCCCGTCAGCCATATCTCACCATCTCATAACGCCAAAAGTAATTAAGGCCACCGCTCCTGCTCCACCGGTAGCCCATGTTATCTGGCAATCTCCACTGGTATCGTTGAATGTCTCAGGCAGGAATGGCCCCACGGCCTCATTAGCGGCGGCTGCGACTTCTATAGCCAGATCGTCAACAGCCAGGCCTCCTACGGTGAGTGGTGTAATAAACGTCGCCGTGAGGGTAGCGGTATAGCCATTAGTAATATATACAAACGTTCGCCCATCATTGACAAACGTATTCCCCTCGGCGTCCGAACTGGCGGTATTCATGGTCGGTGTCAGCCCGGTCAGAATGATCGTCTCCACACTGACCGGCGTGGCGTCAGCGTAGACCTGGCCGACTCCTACCTGAACAGGTGGCCCCAGTGAAGAGAACCAGACCATGACCAACAACAATACCACGCCCAAACTTGCAACTAACATTATTCGTTTCATCCTGCATCACTCCCATCTGTGACCATAGCCAGGTCACAAGTCAAACACGTCGGGCCGCGACGAATCTCACCCAGAATACGATAGAACTCTGAGGTAATCTCCTCCCCGAACCGACTCATCAGTTCAATACGATCTCTGGTCGTTACGACTGAATCGAGGGGCAAGCGCAGGACTGTTCGCATCGTGGCAACCTGATCTGGCGCTTCGGCACTATTGACATTTCGGATATATCCAAACCCACATTCAGTAGTGCCAGACGATACCCAGGTGGCGGGCACGGGCTTACCGTAGTCGTTGATTGCGCCGGCTGTATACGTCATAATGTCGCACAGGTCCAGCATCGACAGATCCTGCGTTATCCGCATACCAGCCAAGTCATCATCCAACCAAGCCATTAGTCGTCCACCTCAGCCAGATTACCGAGCCATTCCGATGAGATACTTCGCGTCTGCGGGATCAGGCGGATTGTCTTGGCGGCACGCCGGGAGCGATGCCACCGAGCCTGACCCATGTATTGCTCGTATTTCTGTGAGCGGGTAAACTGACCGCCATCCGCATTGAAGTCAAACTCATCTGCTACAGCGGCAGCCTTCTCCTCCCAGACGTCAGACGCCGCCGAGTATAGGCAGTACGTCGGTATCCAGTCATCGTTTGGATCCGGGGTCGGAGGGTCAGTAGAAGCGTCCCAGCCGTAAGGCCCCTTTCCGCGTTCGTCAATCAGTGGATAGGTCTCGATGTACGTCTGGATGTCGTCGTCAGTGTATGTCGCGATACCGGCCTCGTCAGTCATCCGGCGGACCTTGGTTATCTGAGCCGCGGTTGCTGTCATCGCCAGCCCCCTATCCCATGCTAATCAGGCCAATTCCACTCGCCTCGTCGGCCTCGGTGGTGAAGGTGACAAACCCGTCCGAATCGTTGTAGATCTCCTGCGGCCACGGACCCAACACCCAGGTTTCATCAGACGCCACGTCGACAGTTCGGGCCGCTGCAGCCAGACCGTCGACGGTTCTGACTGGCGTGACCGTGATCTCATTGTCGCCTGTGTTCACTTCAACCGCGATCATAATGGTCCGCCCATCGTTGAGAAACTTGAATCCTCCTACGCTCGTGACGCTCTGCATAGCGAGTTCCGCGCCAGTCCGCAGAGAAGACTGCACCGTCAAGGTTTCAGTTGCCATCATTACCTCTCTTTGTATAGCACCGACCTCTTTTTCGGAGACCGGTGCTTGCTTATGCTACATCATACGTTACGCAGACTGCATGATATATTTCACGAACAACTTGCCTGTGAAGCCCGCGGTCGATGCCGCGCCCGTGAAGGTGATGTATTGCGCCGCGCCCCAATCAGCCGGGACAGTCACTTCCGTCTCCGCCACAATCTCTGGTACGTAGCAGTTGGTCAACGATCCCTCGGTAATACCGTTGAGGTCAAAGGCACTGAGAATGTCATTTGCATCCACCCCCGTAGCCCCAATTCCAACATTCACCGCTGCCGCACCCGTGCTCTCCGTGATGCACTCCAGCCACGCCTGGACAATCGTCACGTCCACGCCCTCGGGATTCAGCACCTCCCCGATCGCGAGGCCAACCTGGCCGGTGATGTCCACGCAGAAAGCTCCTTTACCTTCCCAATCCATTGCGATAGTCATATTACCCCCTCTATGCCGATTGTCGGGTATACATCACGTGCAGACGAGCAGACAGACCCACCGTGCTCGCCGAGCCGGTAAATGTGATGTACTGAGCCGCACCCCAGTCAACCGGATCGGTCAGTTCGGTTTCTGCCGTGTCTTGCGGAGCAAAGCAATTAAACAATGCCCCCGCAGTGATACCGTTCACCGCGCCCGCGTTCCACAGGTCAGTGGCGGTGACGCCCGTTGCTTCGATGCCGCAGGACAGATTAGCCGCCGCCGTAGAAGCCGTGATGATCTCAAGCCACGCCTGCGTGATGGTCACATCCACCCCTTCAGGGTTGAGGATTTCACCGATACTCGCCGCAGTGAACGTAGCCACGCCGGTAATGTCGATGGTCATGCCACCGCCCTGGCCCTCATAGTTCCTCGCTACAGTCATTACATACCTCCTGTTTCAGATGAACCCCCACCCCGATGAGCGGGGGCATTTTGTTTGTTCAACTCTAGCCGTCCAATGCTATAGCAACACCTGACAGGTCAACCCCTGTAGGAGTACCCATATCGCCGAGCACTACGTCAGTGTTGGTTGTATCCCAAGCACCAAGCCCAAACCCTGTGCAGTTTTTCATAAGGATCTGGCGGTCAGCATTGGGATTCACAAACAAGAACGCAGTACCTACAGCATTCGTGGTTGAGACATTGATAAACTTGCACCCGTCAAACATCAGGTAGTCAAGGATTGCCGTAGCATCAACCATCTCACCGAAGTAGACCGTAGTAGCACCTGCTCGCATGATAAAGTCGCAATCCTTGAAGGTGTTCCGTGCTGAGTCAGCATCAACTCGCAACAGCGAATAGCCCGTAGCGAGAGCAACGGTGGTCAGCCCGACAGTGCACTTGTTGAACAAGCACTCCTCGGCAGCGCAAAGCAACAATGCACCCCCGCCATTGATGGCATGAGCGGCATTGCCAGGCGCAGCAAAGTGAACATTCTCAAAGTAATTCCGCCCACCTGTGACCTGAACGTTGATGAGGTTGCCTGCGTCAGCAACGCCTTGGAAAAGCGTTAGGTTCTGAAATATACAACCACTCGCCGTGATATTCACCGATGGCGAAACAGCAGTCACGGCTGCCCCTTGGAACAGTCTTGACCGGTTGGAAACACCGCATGGAGCACACCACCCAACGAGGTGCGTATAGTCCTTGTCCCACGTTACAACAGCAGCGGTGTTATCACCTGAGGCACTTGCGATATACAGCACCACATCATGCTGCCCCGCAGTACAAGCCGCCTCCGCCGTTTCAATGCTTTCCATCGGATGGATCAGTTTCGTGCCAAGATTGGCCGCCAATCCATTCGTGGTATCAACCAAATAAACTTGGCTATTGGGACCCCGTGGTATCCCTTGAATGCTCAGAAATGCATCAATGTCTCTTGGAAACAATCCCATTATGTCACCTCCTCCTATGCTGTCAACGTGGCGAAGCAGCAGCGGGTAGCCGCGGTTGCGTTCATCCGGTTGATTGGATTCGGCAGAGCGACGCCGACTCGCATAACGGCCCGCAAGGCGACCATGTCCTGCTGGGCCAAATTGTATACGATTGCCCCGGCAGCGTTCTGAATGACCGCTTCCGTTAGGATCTTGTACGTGATGTCCTGCCGGATGGCATAATGCAAACGACTCCAGTCGCCAGAGATCATCCAGCTCGTAGCCTCCACCATCGAGCCGTTGAGCGGAAAGAGAATCTCCTCTCCGTCCAACTCGTACCGAGTCCCTTCCTGCATTGACGATTTGAAAATCAGGTTGCCGTCTGCGTCTCGCAGATTGCGCAACCGACCCCGCATGGATACGTGAGCCAGGTGGCCGGTGGGAATATACCCATCTGACTCAATCGACATAACGATACCGTCGACTCCAGCACCAGTCTCACCCAGAACCACCTCATACAGATCGGCGTAGGCCGCTTCTGACAGAGTGTGCCCAGCCGCAGTACACAACGGGACTAGACCGGCCGCGCCCAGGTTGACAGTCCATGATGCGGGGATTCCAGTCCCGTACAGAACTGCTTGGTCGAATGCCAAGCCGATCGCTTCCACGATGGAGGGCCTGATCTGCGCCCACATATCGTAGTCGGTATCGTCTAGCACCGCCTCCGGAATCGGGACGATACAGGCGATCTCTTCCGCGTCGATGTACCTGTTCTCCCAGTCCATCTCAGTGGTCTGCTTCAGCCCGATGTCACCATCGACAAAATACGCCGTGGCTAGGGCCGTGGTCACCGGAACCCGACGCTGTGCCCGGCTCATATCCGGCAATCTCCGGGCCAGCCGCATGACCGCGCTGGACTCTGGAACTGCCTCTATGATCTCGTGACTCACTTCCTCAGGAATGAGAGCCGCGACATCTGTTCTAGTTACTAACGAATTGTATGGCACTTTCCACCTCCGTTACCCCCTGCCCGCCATGATCCGAATAGCCTGGTTCATGTCGGCCTTGCCAGAGGGTTCTGACTTGGTCCCCTTGCCAGCGTCGCCGGCCGGGACAGTTGACGATTTCGCAAACAGCTCTGGGAACTCTGTCTTTAGCTGCTCCCAGTTGACGTTGCCACGTCGGTCGAAGGCATCCGCTTCCTGAGCCGCCATCCAAGTCAGCTTCAGGTTAGTTACCCCTTCCGTGTGGGCCTCGTCGTAAAACGCGGCTTGCAGCTCCAATCCCTTTAGCTGGTCTGCCTGTTCGGTCAGTAGCTTCTCAGCTTCTGATCCCTTTTCCGCTTTGGCTGCTGCGTCCCGCAACTGCCCTTCCAAGTCTTTGCGTTGCTGCCTCTCGCTTGACAACGCACTTTTTAGACCGGCGACTTCGTCACCATGCAATTTTTGCACATCAGCCGTTTGCCCCTTCAGCCACTCGGCGAAGCTGGCAGCCGCTGCCGTGCCTTCGGTTGCTTTCTTGTCGTCGGCCTTCTGGTCATTAGTTGTGTCGGTTCCTTTGTCGTCCGTCGTATCGTTTGGCATCTCGCCCTCCTTGGGCATCTCGCCCGAAATGTGTTAGCAATAAAAAAACGCCAGTCCCCTGACGCTTTCGCGTTCTTGGGTTCTGGCGCTTGTGCACGCTCTTGGTGTTCTATTC